CCTAGATCCATTAAATCGTCATATGCTGCCATAGCTTTATCAGCAATTTCGTTTAACTCTCTATCAGCCATTTCTCCTAAGCCTTTAACAGCCGGAAGTGCGCCTGCAATCTTATCAAATTCTGCAATATCTCGAATAGTATCATCTTGTACTTTTAATGCCATAGTTGCTTTATTGGCATTTTCTTTTGTCTCTTCTACAATCTCTTTAGAAGATGGTAAATTTAAAAGTTCTTCGAGTTTTTTGGTCATAGTTGCTTCCTGTTATATGCTACTATTTATCAGTCGACCGTTTGGGCATGTCAACATATAGAGTTTTTGGACACCTATATTGTTTTAATGTTGACGCATACTCTTTAGTTCCGTTTTTACAAATATAAAAACAATTTAAATCAGGACCTACAATTACTTGTTTAGTAAGTAAACACTGTAACATTCCTGCCATAGCTAACTCAATGATCATATACTAAAGTCCCCTTTGGATCAACTTTTACTACTTTACAGTATGCTACAACTCTATCTTCAACTGGAATAATATAGTTACTGTATTGCTTTGTTACTCTTTTAGCGTAGTATAAACATCTGTCTATACTTCTAAAATACATTGGATTAGGTTCTTGTTTACGAGCGTCACTGGCTCCCATGAATATTACTAACATAAATGCGTGTATCATTATATTTTGCCCTCAATGATATTATTCTTTTTTTGGTTCTGTCTTTAGTTCCGGAAACCTGGCTGGCTCTCTCATTTCTAATTGTTTTCTAAATTGATGTGTTACTTTTGGGTCGTTACAGTATGCAACAAATTGTTTTAATCCCGGATATCCTGATCCTTGAAAAACCATTCTTCCGTCTATATATAACTTTGCCTTATTCTTGCTTATGTCCAGTCTTGCATTTTTATGTACATATGATGTCAACCACGTCTACCCTTATGAAAAATATCGCCTTCTGTAACGACTCTAAAAAATATTCCTTTTTGTTTACACCATGCTCTTGCAGCTGCCCATTTAGCTTGATTAACAATAAAGTGTGCTTTGTTGTATTTACTCTTTCCTAGCTTATCTTCAAAGGTTTGACTAGCAGGTTTTACTTCAATAAGTTCAACATGCTGTTTTCCTTGAGCATTTACATACGTAATAAAGAAGTCTGGAACGTATATTGTAAATTTACCACTAAGTGGGTTTCTGTATGGAATTTTTACTGCTTCACTTGCCCAATTAGATACACTAGCATGTTCATCGCAGAATCGCATAAATGCAAATTCCCAACTTGATCTATATGTTGGAACTTTTGTACCAATATACTTTGCTGGGTTCTTTAAAGAATACTTCCCCTGTGCAAATCTGGCCATAGGTTATACCAGTATGTTTCTACGTTCTGTCTTATCTGTTGAAGTTGACAATGTTGAGTATCCTATAGAACTAGTTCTATCTCTGTTGTAGTTTAGTATCTCTGCAACTACATTACTAAGTTGGGCTTCTTTTAATCCCTGTAATGTATCTAATAATTTAAAAACAGGAATTTCATCTAACTTTGCTTGAGATAAAAGCACAGTAGAAACTGCTCTAGCAGCTTCGGTACTAAATCCTCTTTTTTCAAAATATCCTAATACTGCATTAACGTCATTAGTTGGAAAACTTAACGACTTAGTGTAATACTTGTCAAAAAATTGAGTAATTTTTTTATCACTATTGTTAGCGGTATTAGTTGCTGGTAAACTTGATGTCATATTATGTTCCTGTTACTAGAGTGTTTAATGCTGCTCGATCAGCAGTACCTAATTGATCAAAATTTTCAACTGAAGCGTTTACGCCACCGGCGTTTCCAGTTGCTTGGAATTTTGCTGCATGCGCTTGTCTTGCGGCTGCTTCAATAGCGGCCGCATTGCCTCCATTGGCCGTTGCTGAAAACGCTTTACTAAGAGAGCTTAACCCTACAATTGCAGCTGTAGCTATTGCTAGATCCTTGCCGCCACCAGAGCCTCCATTCTTAGGAAAAAACGTTTGAGCCACTCCGCTTACGTCAATGCCAGCTGCAGCACCAATTGCCCCAGTAAGAACATTAAACCCTTCTTGACGTATACCTTCGGATGATAAGTTTCTAACATTTGCTATTAATCCAGCAGCTGATAAAGCGGCTTGTAACGGATTATCAAATCCAGTTCCTTGAGTAATAAAGCCAAATAAATTAGAAGCTGTTCCAAGTATTCCGCCAATGCCGCCACCATTAAGCATACTAGGCGTAGTATCGTAATGTGACTGGTCGCCAAATCCTTTAGGACTGCCGGAACCGCCTATTTCTACATTTCCTCTATCATAAAAGACTGACTCGTACATTACAGTAATTGTGTTTACCATAGTAGTTGTACCGTCGGCTGAATCAACAGTATCATGTTGCCAATCAGTAATAATAGGATTAACTAATGTGTATGTTGTATAGGCTTTTCTAGCCATTTGTGATATTTGAATATTTTGGAAAAACGGAACTGTTTGTCCGTTATCTAAACCGTAACTAAATTGATTTCGTCCTGCACCTTTATATGTATTATCGCCTGCACCTGCTTTATTATATGCTCCGGGTATTTTTCCATAATTACCATCTGAAAAGTTATACCTATAATATGCTTCTAGTAACGCTGTAGTAACACCATAATTGTCATCATGGAATGTAATAGTTACTGGGTTATATTTAATCGCTGTTTGTACATTCTTTTTTCGATTATATTTGTTTTTTGTTTCAATATCGGCACTGAACTTCGGAAGTTCTGCACTTTTAACAAGCATGCCAATTTCTAATTCATGTCTGCTTTTTAAGTCAGGTAATACACTAGACGCTGCTGGATCCATTTGGAAAAAACAGTGGTACAGAAATTTTGTATGTGGGGCTAGTTTTAAATTTTCTGTTACAAATAGTCTACTAGCATGAGCATAGTCACCTAAGTTTCCCTTAGGGCTTAGTGCTGCACCTGCCGCGCTATCTAAAAATCCAGTAAATGATGCCATTACGGTTCTCCTTACTAATATTTATCTTTTTAAATTAAGTGGGTAGATAATTCAGCCATAAAAAAAGGAGCTATAAAAGCTCCTTTTAGTATATACTATTTTATGGCTTATACGCCACCACCTGTAATAAGTGTATTTACTGTACGTCCAATTGCTGTACCAATACCAGTACCTTGCGGTGATTGTATTGCATTATCATATTGAATTTCAAGTGTTACTCTCATAGGCTCGTTGTTTGCATATGCTAATTCGTTATAGTTAGCGTTGGTTACAAAACAGCCGTAAAGTTCAAACGTTTCTAATACGTTTGGTGTGTTAGCGCCGTTACCACCGTCTAAGATCTCAATTCGTGTTGTGAATTTATAATCTTGTCCTGATGCTGCACTTGACTGTTCGAAGAAGTCAAATTGCTTTTGCAATTGCTCGCCCACTAATTTCTGTACGTTGTTATTAACATCTTCACGTAAGTTTAGTGTAATTGGACTCCAAGTGTGCTTTCCTGCTAGATATGCTTTAGAATTATAAACCGGAATTTCAATTGGTTCAAAAGCAACTGTTGGCCTTGTTACGTCTACCACCTGTTTGGTTAATTCTGTAGTAGGTGTAGTTACACCAAAATTTTCTAACGACACTCTAAATCGATATTGCAGTTTCGGCATTAACAAGCCCTGATTGCTTGCGGAATCTCCACTTGCTAACGGGACTGTAATTTTTGATAGCGTTGATATAGACATTTAGTTTGCTCCTGTTGTAATTATATTTATCATATTAGAGTCCTGCAATTTCACCAGTGTTTTTCAAGCGTAGCGGAATGTAAATAAATTCAACTGCTTTCACTGGTTCAATAGCTATATCTAAGTAAAGTTCATTACGGTCAATTCTACTTGGTGTATTATTTGATTCATCACAAACTACTAAGAAGTCATATAGTGCTCGTTGTCCTACTAATTCAAGTAGTAAGCTCTCTGCTGCTCCTTTAATCTCGTCTCTTGTAATCTTGTCATTTGGCTCAAAGATATAAGGTTTAGCTAGTTTACTAAGTTGACTACGTAAGTGAATAACTAAACGTGCAACGTTAATTCTATCTAATGCACTAGTACCTTTTGCACGAGTTTTTTGACCGTATGCAACTAATCCTGCGCCTGTAATAAACGTTATTGGGTTAATGCTCTGTGCATATAACACATCGCGTTGTCCTTCATTTAACGATACTACATTAAACTCGCCTTCTGCATCAACATATCCTGTTGAAGTTGCATTAGTAATTCCGCCTCGTCTAATTCCTGCTGGTGCAAACCATGGATAGCTAACTTGATCGCTTAGTGCCATTGTTCTCAACATCATATGACTTGGAGGAACAGCAATGTTTGAACCTGCGTTATCGCTTGAGAATCCCCATGGATAAAACATTCCAAAATATTCATCTCTTGTTACAAGCCCATCAGCATTATCTTCAGGTGCTAATGCAGTGTTAGTTCCCCATGCTTGAAGGTCTGTTGAACTTGCTTTTAGTGTTGCAGGACTGTCACCTACAATAAATGCACTTAGGCCTCTATCATAGTTTAATGTAACCATTTCTCCAATTAATTCTGGATACCCTGGTGTTGCCATTAAGTTAAACAATCTTGATTCGTCATCTCTAATAGCTTCATTTGAATTAACTAATGATTGTAATGCTTGTACAACAACTTTACGCTGCGCCTTAGCACCAAAGCTGCCTGACCCATCTGCTTGGTTTCCTGATTCTGTAACCCAACGGTGTGCGTAATATAGTTCCATTGACGCATCGCCCATTCTAGCATTATCACCATTTACATTAACCCAATTACGTTCAAAACGCTTAACATTAAATCCGCTTCTACGTAAGTTCCAAAGCAACATACCTTTTGGATATAGTGCTGGATCTGGTGCATCTGCGTCTAAAAAGTTACTTGATAGTAAGTCAACGATATCACTTTGAATTGAAAGTGTGCCGTTAATTGCCCAACGTGCATCGTCAAATAGTACACCATTTTCTGTAGTTTGATCTGAAGCATCACGCAATTCCCATCTATTAGCAATTGGTGTGTTTAGCTTGTTTGCATTAAACACATAAATTTGTGGATAAACTGAAATAGTAGCTGTACTAATCCATATATCTCCCTGTTTAAGTGCAGTGCCG